AACACCCCGAGCGCCGCATTCAAATCTATTTGCGCTTGTTCTGCTGCGCTAATTGCAGGGGTTGCAGCGTCCTTAAATGCCTTGGCAATATTCCTAACCGCCAGCGCCAAAGCTACAGCCGCCGCCGCCGCGACCGTCAGGGCAAGCCCGATTGGCGTTCGCGCAAACCCCATCCATGCCAGCGTAAGCCCGACAAGCGCTGCGGTAACTAGTTCCACATTGTTTGCAAGAAAGATCATCGCGGTTGCAGTGCCGCCAGCAAAGCCGATCAGGTTGCCAAGGGCCATCGACGCAGAATTAAGAAAGTCGTCTTGCGTCATTTTATCAGCAAGCTGCCCAAAGGAATGGACAAGCGCCGTTATCGCCTTATCAAGCGGACCGCCAATCTGTGCCAATTCAACGAACCGCCCTGCAACCCGCTCTAAAACAGGCGCGACCCTTACCGCCAGCCGATTGCCTATGCCTTCAAACACCCTGCCCATTTCCGCCAATGCGTCGTTAGCAAGCTCAATCTGCGCAGCGTCAACATCGGAAACCGAAACGCCTAGGGCATTGATTGCATCCCTGCTGCGCAAGATTTCCTTACTGCCGCCCTGCAAAAGCGTGATCACAGATGTTTGCCGGATGCCCAATTCTCGCAAGTGAAATGCCATTTCTTGCGTAGACATACCGGCTTTGATCATGGCATCGCTAAGGGCCATAAACCTTTCGTCAACGTCCATTGCCGCAAGTTGGCTTGCAGAAAGCCCCAAGACCTTGAACGTATCGGTCGCGCCCTTGCCCGTAGCAATGACCTCGCCAAGGCGCTGGTTAAGCCGTGTGGCGGCTGCGGCAAGTTCTGACGACTGCACCCCTGCCCGGTCACCAGCCCGCTCTAGCGCCTGTATAGCCGCCGTGGTGCCGCCGACTGCCCTTGCAAGTTTTGCCTGTGCGTCGATGGTTTGCATGCTGTTTTTTGTCAGCACGACAAGCGCTGCCGATACTGCACCTACAGCTATAGCGCCAGCCGCCGCAAACTTCTTTATTCCACGGACGGACCTGCTAAGAGCATTGTCGAATTGCGAAGCGTCAGCAGTGATTACCTGGATTAGTGGGGGCAGTGACATTACCAGCTATCCATCCATTCCCGAAGTTCGTCAACGTCGCCTTTATTTAGGCTTCCGGCATAGTCGCCTTCCTGCCTTGGCCGCGTCCATTCCAGAAGATGAATGAACTCCGAAATCGTCATTGCCCAAAACTCAGAGGGTGCAATCTTCATATCGGCAACGGCCCTGCAATAAATTACGCCCCAGTTAATGCCCGTCAGGGTGCCGTCTTTTTCCGTTTCGGGTCTGGCACTTTTCTGGCCTGATGAGCGGGTGGCTTTCCCATTTCTACGCCCGGCGCAACAGCGCCAGCAAGAGCATTGGCGAAAGAATAATAGTCAGCCTTCTGGGATTCAGTGCTATACCCCGACACCACAGACGACACCACAACCCAGCAATCATCCTCCGTTGCCTCGATGCCAGCCTCTTTCAAGAACGCCGCCCAGACCACAGGAATATCCATGATTTCCTTGCCACCGTTTTGGATGGTATAGGCAATCTGGAACAGGTTAGTTGGCCGCTCTGGATCGCCTTGCAGCTTTGCATCCATGCTGCGCAGAAACCGAAAGCTGGGCGAGAATGAATGTTCCTCGCCCTGCCAAGTTATGTGGCTATCACGATGCACCATCAGGTAGCAGCCGTGAACGTAACGACGCCCGCGCTTTCAAACGACGCCTCGAATGTCGCCGCCTCTGCGCCGTCATTGCCGCCTGGCGCAAAGGACGTCATTCCGAAGCTGCCGCCAAGCGTGCCAATGCCCGCAATGACGAACGTCATGGCCTTCAAAACATCAGTCGGATCAGCGGCCCATGTGATCAGCGTTGCACCCTTCAAGACCCCCGAACAAGTCATTGAAACCGAATGCGTGCCAATCGCATCAAGCAATTTGCGCACCCCGTCATCATCCTTGTCGGTGAAGTCGATATGCTCGCGATTGAAAGTCAGTGTGTCCGCGCGCGCGCCCGCAACATCAACAGTCGCGATCTGAATACGCACGAGGCGTCCTGCTAGTGCTGCCATGGTGAAACCTCCATATTTGGCCTATCGTTACTTTATCACATTGCAACCAACCGCGCTAGGGCAGGCTGATAACCCGAACCCGGATCATGCACCGCCGCGTGCGCCCGTCTGGATCGTCCATAAAATCCATCGCCTCGACCTCAGCCGCAATGAAACCCGTGATAGCCCATTGCGCGCGGTCCAGTCTGTCACTGGCAATTTCCGCCAGCCGTTCCAGCGCCCCATCCTGTGCGCGCGACCATATATCAATCTGCAAGATTACGTTATTGCCGGTGTTGTCTTTGGTGTTAAAGCCGACATTTGAAGGCGCGCTAATCGTGATATAGGGGAACATCGCATCCGACCCGCTGTCGGTTGCCTGAGGCGCGCGCCCCCAGAATATCGCGGATCGCCTGTATTGCGTCGATAGCAGATCAGTAACCGCCGCCACATTGAGCCGGGCATATGTCGCCGATCTGATTTCATTCGGGGTCATCTGGTGAGCCTCGCGATGGCAGTCGTGATGCGCAGTTGAAATTTGGGCGAGTACTTTTCAACAGCCGGAACCCAGGACGGGCGCGGGGCAATGCGTGAGGTGCCGAACTCTAGATAGGTGGCGTACGGCAACCGGCTTTCAATCTCGGCCGTCATCGGTGCTTTCTTGCTGTAGTTAATGCTTGACGCAAGCCCGCCGCTATCCGTCGCCGGTGCCTCGCCTGGTGCCGATGCCTGATGCGAGACCGCCCCGCGCGTGTATGTCCGACCGGTCGCCGGGCCGCGCTGCACCCGCTTCTTGATGTCTGTTGTGATTTCAAGCGCCGATGCCTGCACCGCAGCGCCAATCGCGCGCACAGCCTTTTCGCCATGCTCGCGCAACGCCTTCTGCACTTCCTGCATATTCTGAGGCGTGATGGTTACAGTCATTTCGCCACGCCCCTTTCAGCATCCACGACAAGCCATTTAGTGCCCATGCTTTTGTCGTCATTCATGGCCACAATGCGCCGGATATTGTAATCCACGCCACCAATCTCAACCAAATCACGCTCTAGCAGGCCGGGGAAATAGCGGCATGTCACCCGATACATTGCCCGTGCCTCGACCCTATCGCCCGCGTACACCTCGCGGCCTGATGCCGCCACAACCTGCGCCCGTGTGGCCCGTAGGACGGCGAAGGACATAGACGTGCCGCCCTCGTTGCCGGTGCCCGTTGTCGCCGCCGTGGTGAGCCGCTTGAACGATACAGGCGTGCGCAGGTCGCCAATCGACACAAGGGCGCAACACTTCATATCTTGATGACCTTGTAACGGCCCACGATAGCCGCCGCGCCGCTGTCTGCATAGGCGTCGCCAGCATCGCACCCGTCGCCGCGATGCGCATACATATGCGAGACCATCTGCTTGACCGCCCGGCGTAGAGGCGCAGGGACATTGACGCCGGACCCGCCATAGCCCGCCGAATACTGTATCTGGATCGCGTTGCTGTCGCGCAAGGCAATCGGCCATGTTGCGCCGTTTCGCAGGGTTAGGCGTCCCGGCCTTTGGTATGTGTCAGCGTCAAACGTTGCAGCCACATCAACTGCCGAACTCGTGCCAGCGGCATTGAATACCGTAACCGAATTGACCGCCTGCAATGGCCAGATCGGTAAGTGCAAGCTGGCGTGACTGCCGGTCAATTCAGATATGGCGGTTTCCCGCACGCCATCCCACCACGCCCCGCGCGTCATCGGCCAATGGTCAAGCGACAACCGCCAAACTTGCGTGATCATTGCCAGCCCCGAGATATGCTCGATAAATTCGCGCGCCTCCGCGATCATGTCAGCAAGCAACGCATCGTCTGCATTGCCGTCGATCAAGAGCAAAGCCGTGACCTCTGCCAGCGTCACAGGCTCCACCGTTGGCGGGGCAACAATGACCGACCCGCGATATTCATGCAAAAGCCGGGCGGGGCGCAGGCTCATTTACGCGCTCGCTTCTTTTCAAGCGCTGGCGTCACTTTGGTTTCCTCAACCGGATTGAACCCCGCGCCATCCTCTAGCGCCATCACCGCAGCGCGGCCCGTCAGAACGTCGCCAGCCTTGAAGGAAATGGTCGTGTGGCCATCAGGCGCGCAACGATAGTCTTGATGCAAAACAGCTTTCATATCGGCCTCCTAGCCTTGGGATGGGGGCGGATTGCGCCGCCCCACACCGAAAGTCAGGTAGTCGCCACGGTCGCGCCGATTGGGGCGCACGGCGCGCGGTGGGGGTTGCCAAGGATCACGTCCAGCGAAACAACCGCGTTGGTGCCGGTCGTGCCGGTAAACACCGCCCGGACATATCGCTTGGACCCGAGGTAGCCGACAACGCCCGCCGTCACATCATCATCCGTGTCGCTCGTCACGGTCACAGTCGGCCCGTTCAGAACCTGCGCCGCCGCCACATCGGTAAAGCTGGCCCCGACAAGCGTATCGCTGTCTTGCAGCTTCATCGCAAAGCCCGCAGCCGTGCCCGCGTCTGTGATCGCCCCGGTTTCCAGATAGATCGAAACCTTGCCGAACCCGCGCACGTCGATAGCCGCGCTGTTGTTTGGCGTAGTGCCCGAAAGCGTCTGCGCAGCGCCGCGCACCTTTTGGATAGTAGAGATTCCGTCACGCATGGCTTAACTCCTTTTGCGTGTGTAAGCGGGGCGGCAGGATCACCGCCCCGTCAGTCGTCAGGTGTTGAAGCGAATGACCTTCAAAGCCTCAAAGTTCACCACGTCTCCGC